GGTTATATGGCAGGGTATAAGCAAACAGCTTTGCACTCTGCTGCAGGTACAGTTAATGATGTTGTTAATGGTACTAAAGCAGTAACAACTGCAGGTTCTGATGAATTGTTGACATCAATGAAACTCCGCAAGGATTCATTTAGCAACATTACAACAGGTTCTGCAGGGGATCACTCAATCCCACTAGCAGTACGTTTGCCCGGTGCAACGTCACTGCCAACAGCTACGGCATCACCACTACAGGTTGTTGCTCGTATGGCTCGTCTTTTAGATCAACAACAAGTTGATACTCAAGGACGTTGGCTGGTAATCGACCCAGTGTTTATGGAACTACTTCGTGATGAAGACTCACGTTTCATGCACGCAGATTACGGTGAGTCAGGTGGTATTCGTAATGGTCTTACCATCAATAACTTTCATGGATTCCGTTTGTATTCCTCTTCAAACCTACCATCAGTAGGTACTGGACCGGGTACATCTGGATCAGCAAACCAAAACTCTAACTTTGGTGTGTTGGTTGCTGGACATGATAGTGCTGTTGCAACTGCAGAGCAGATCAACAAAACTGAAACGTATCGTGACCCTGACAGCTTTGCTGACATTGTTCGTGGTATGCATCTATACGGCAGAAAGATTCTTCGTCCAGAAGCAATCGTAACTGCTAAGTATAACGTAGCATAAGGGAGGATTAGAACATGGCTACATATGATATGACTTCCAAAGCAACTGTCGGTGTAAACTCTGATAGTATTGCTGCTGCATACTCACGTTATCAATCTAACGGTATGTATATGCGAGAGGCTACCCTAGACATTGCCAAAATGGTTGCCGCAGGGTATTCTATGACTACAGGAGATATCTTTCAACTCCTAGAGATACCTGCTAACACAATGGTATTGTTTGCAGGGGCAGAAGTTACAACTGCTTTTAATGGTACTTCACCAACAGTAGATATTGATTTTGCTGCAGGTGATGACATTGTTGATGGAGCAGCCGTAAACTCTACTGGTTTCTTGGCTAGTGGTTCTAACGGTGCTGCAATGACAACATCAGGTACTATTACTTTTACTCAACACGTAACTACTACAGATACGATTGATGTAAAACTAGAAGCAAGTGCTAACGATGTCACATCAGGGATTCTTCGTCTGGTAGCTTGTTGTGTAGACACAGGCATACGAGGACGAGTAGCTCCAACTGAAGTTGATCGTGACTATCTTGCATAGTTAAACTAATAGAGGGGCTAGGTGACTAGCCTCTCTAACTACATCTAAAGGTTATATATGTCTACTTATCTTACACTTGTTAATGAATTATTACGTAGGTTAAATGAAACTACACTTGATACAGCAGGTGATGGGTTTGCAACGGCACGTAACTTACAAGCTATTGCAAAAGATGCTGTTAATTCTAGCATCAGAGAAATAATGCAGGTTTCTCAAGAGTGGCCTTTTCTTTTAACAACTCGTACAGAAACTTTAACTGCAGGAACAGGGACATATAGTTGGCAAACAAATACATCTAAAGTTGATTGGGATTCTTTTTATTTAAAAATTTTAACTTCAAAAGATAATGAGCCTACAAAACTTTCTGTTATAAACTATAATGATTATCTAAGAATTTATAGACCAATAGAAGACAGGTCAGGCACAACAGGTAGAACTACCCCTCAGATAGTTTATAAAACACAAGAACGTAAGTTTGGTGTTAGCCCTCTACCTGATGCAGCCTATGAAATAGAATATAAATATTATTTATTTCCAGATGATTTAACTAATTTTGACGATACCTATCTTATACCTAGTAGGTTTAAACACGTTATTATAGATGGTGCTATGATCTATATGATGAGATTTAAAAGCAATGAACAAAGTGCTATGATCCATCAACAAAAGTTTGATCTTGGTATAGATAATATGAGGAGATTATTATTAGATAGCCCTGACTATATTACTTCTACTTTTCTTAGTCGTAGCAGTAAGATGGCATTTCCTTCATTATCAGGAACTAGTTAATGGCAGATCAGCTTTCTACCTATCCAGTGCCTTGTCAAGGGGGACTTATTAATAATATAGATCCCTTAACTCATGGCTCTCAGTTTGCTGGTTCTGCTTATAGAATGATTAACTATGAGCCATCTCTTAATGGTGGGTATCGCAGAGTTTCAGGTTTTACTAAAGCCTACGGAGAACTTACAGGAGAGGCAAATACACCTGTATTAGGTCTACATATATCTCCTGATGTAGGGCAGGGAGTTTTTGGAGCTAGAAAACCTGCAGCAGGAAATAACTATTTACATTCTTTTAATCATTACTACACAGTAACTTTAGGGTCAGGAGAGGGTTCTAGTTTTACAGTAGGAGAAACAGTAACAGGTGTTGTTAGTTCTAGTGATAATACAGCAGTAGCTGCTTCTGGAACAGTTATTTCAAAAACTTCAGATGCTATTGTAATTGATCATGGAAAATTACCAGAAAATATTTTTGCCTCTTCTAATGTTTTAACAGGTGGCACTTCTTCAGCTACAGGAACTGTGGCATCTACTCCTACAGTAATAGGTTGGGAAGCAATATCAACTTCAGGTTCTCCTACTATGTCAGGAGTGGCTCAAGTTAGATTTGAAAATTTTAATTGGGGAACACCTAAGTTTGCTTTAGTTGATGGTGTAAATCCTGCAGCTACTTTTGATGGAACAACTTATACACAAATAACTCATTCAGATGCTCCAACAGACCCTACATTAATAGCAGCATTTCAAAATCATTTGTTTCTTGCAGGGGATGCTTCAGAACCTTATAACGTATATTTTAGTGCTCCTGTTAATGAAACTAATTTTTCTCCTAGTGCAGGTGCAGGTGTTATAAATGTTGGCTATAAAGTTACACAGATTAAAGCATTTAGAGATCAACTATTTATTTTTGGTGAAAATAATATTAAAAGATTAGTAGGAGATAATCAAGCTAATTTTGTTCTTCAAACAGTTACAAGTAATTTAGGTTGCATAGCCCCTGATAGTGTGGTAGAATTTAATGGTGACATTATTTTTCTAGCACCAGATGGATTAAGACCTGTAACAGGCACAGACAGAATAGGTGATATAGAATTAGCAACCTTATCAAAACCAATACAATCTATATTTGAAGACTACATTGCCAACGAAGATTTAGCAAGTATTCGTACCATAGTTATTAAAAAGAAATCTCAATTTAGATTATTTTTTGCAGATCAAAATTCATTAGGTTTAATAGGTGGAATTAGGCGTAGTGGTACATCTCCTAGTGCAGGATTTGAGTTTGGTCAACTAGTTGGGGTAGAAGTTAAAACTGGTACAAGTGGCTACATAGGAGATGAAGAGTACGTTATTCATGGGGATTCTACAGGTAATGTATATAGACAAGAAGACGGAAATACTTTTGACGGAAATAATATTTTTAGTCTTTATCAAACTCCTTATGTTTATATGGAAGATCCTGAAGTTAGGAAGACCATCCACAGTGTTAATACATATTTAAGGGCTGAAGGTATATTGAGTGTTGTTATGACAATAGAGTATAATTATGGAGATACTAATATTTTAAATCCCACAGATTTTACTTTTACTACTGTTGGTGCAGCAGCCTATTACGATAAAGCAAAATACGATGCAGCAGAAATTTATGATGGTAATCCATCACCTATAAGATCAACAAATGTTTCTGGATCAGGAAAATCAGTATCTATAAGATATGTTACCAATGAAGACCAACCTAGCCACACAATTCAAGCCTACAGCATTACGTATGGTTTAGGAGATAGGAGATAGAATATGTCAGGATCAGGCTATACACGTCAATCAGTAGCTAGTATTGTACCTACAGCCGTTGTACGTGCTGCCCCAATTAATGCTGAATATGATAAACTAAGAGATGCTTTTGCTCAAAGTGATACAGGAACAACTGGTCACAGACATGATGGTAGTTCTGATGAAGGCTCTTATGTTCCTTTTATTGCTGACCTAGATAAAAAGAATCATTTATCTGTAGATCAAACAAATAATCGGTTTGGTGTATTTGTTGAAGTAAGTAGTTCTGCAGTAGAACAAATAAGATTTCAAGATGGTGTTGTTGTTCCTGTTACAGATAATGATGTTGATTTAGGCACATCTTCTTTAGAGTTTAAAGATTTATTTTTAGATGGTACGGCAACTGTAGATACATTACAGGTAGATGAAAATGGAACAGTAACAGGAAACTTTACTGTTAACAGTAATACTACATTAGGAGATGCAGGAACAGATACAGTAACTTATAATGCTAGGGCTGCATCAGATTTTTTACCTAGTAATGATGGGACACACGATCTTGGTTCTAGCTCTTTAGAGTGGCAAGATTTATTTATAGATGGCACAGCCACTATAGACACTTTATTAGTAGATGAAAGTGCTACAGTAACAGCCAATCTTTCTGTGGGAGGTAATACAAGCACTACTGGAAATAACACTATTGGTGGTAATTTAAGTGTTAATGGAAATACAACATTAGGTAATGCTTCGTCTGATACAGTTACTTTTACTGCTGATGTTGCATCTAACATAATTCCTTCTGCAGATAGTACACATACTTTAGGTGACAGTAGTAACTATTGGTCTAGTGCATTTATAGATGCGATAACAACTACAGGTAATGTTACTATAGGTGGCTCTGCTTCTATAGGAAGCACACTAGATATGACTAGTGGACAAATTAATAACGTAGCTCAACCAAGTTCTAATCAAGATGCTGCTACTAAATTATATGTAGACACAGAAATTTCTAATCTTATTGACTCTGCCCCCGGTGCTCTTAATACTCTTAATGAATTAGCCGCAGCTATTGGAGATGATGCTAGTTTTAGCACTACAATAACAAATAGTATTGCAACTAAACTACCACTAGCAGGTGGTAGTATGACAGGCAATATTGCTATGGGCAATAACAAAGTTACTGGTCTTGTATCAAACCCTACAGATAATACAGAAGCTGCATCTAAAGCATATGTAGATGGTTTGTTTGGTGATTCTAGTGCTGCGGCAACTGCTGCTGCTGCTGCAGAGGCTGCATTAGATTCTTTTGATGATAGATATCC